GCCGCCGAGTGCCACCTTCGCCCAGTCGGGGAGGCCTGAGGCGTCCAGCGCATCCTTCCACAGCCCCTGGAACGCCGCCTTGATCCGACCCGCCAGCCGCTCCCACGCCGCCGCCACCTCATCCGGCGCGCCGGTCATGAGGGTCTTCAGGTCTAGGAAGCTCGCCTTCAGCCCATCCAGGACCGGCTGCAGCTTGGACCTCACCTCATCATAAGGGCCGATCCACTCCTCGATGAGCGTCTTCGTGCCATCGTTCTTGATGTAGGCATAGATCTCCTGGAGGGTGGCTCCAGCCACGGCGATGCTGCCCGTCAGGAGGGCCAACCGGGCGAGCGTCACACCGAACGCGCCATTCATCGCAACAGTGGCCACGGACACCGCGCCGACGCCCAGCGCTACAGCCCCGAGGATCTGGTTGAGCCCCCCGAACTCGTCGGCTGCTTTTTTGATGGTCGGGATGTATTTCCGCCATTCGTCGATCTTGAAGCCTGCGCTCTCGATGACGGCCGAAAGGTCCCGGGTCAGGGAGAAGGTGCGATCGAAGTCAGCCACAAACCGGTCGAAGGCCACTCGGGACCGTGACGTTGCGAGCGCGACGGTGACCTCCATCCGGCCGAACTCCTCGCGGCCTGCCTTGGCCGCGGCCAGCAGGGCAGGGAGGACGTTCTTCGTCGTCAGCTTACCCTCGGAGCCCATCTTCTTCAGGGCGTCCGAAGTGGTGCCGAGGGCTTCAGCGAACCGGTTCACGAGGGTGGGTGGCGCGTTCTCGAGGAACGCCCGCAGCTCATCGCCCCCGAACGTCCCCGAGTTGATGGCCTGGCCGAGCTGCAGGAAGACCGACGAGGTTTCGGCCGCAGTGCTGCCCGCCGCCAGCAAGCCCTTCTGGATCCCGTCGATGAGCTGCAGGGTGTCGTCCATCGAGTAGCCCGAGCGCTGCATCGCGGGGCTGAAGCGCATGAACGCCTTGGACGTCTCGTTCACAGCCACGCCCGTTTCCCGCGCGCTGGAATAGAGCTTCTCGAAAGCCTCGGCCGCCGCTTCTGGCCCACCCGTGGCGGACCGCAGCCGGTTCATGGTGCTGGTGTAGGCGTCGCCGGCTTCGATCAGCTCACGGACGCCGAATGCCGCGGCAAAGGATGCAGCGATCCCGGCTGCGATCCGGCTGACATTGGTGGCAATTTGATTGGCCCGCCGCTCGTAGCGGTCGGCCTCTCGCTCATTGAGCTTGAACCCCAGGAGCGTGCTGAGCTCGCGCACAATCATATTAGGCCCTCCCGCCCGGTAGCGTTTCGGCTCGAGCGATCAGCGCCCGCCGATTGAGCGCCTTCTGAACGACCGAATTGAGCCGGCCTGGCACCTTCTCCACCTCAGCCAAGGCCGCCTCAGCAGCGGCTGCCAGTGATCCCAGCCGTGCCTCGTTCCGCTCCACCTCAATCCGGGTGGTCTGAAATTCGATCAGGTCCACCACCTCGCCAGCCTTGGCGCGGTCCTGCAGATCGCGGATCCGCGTCAGGCCGCGGTCCAGCGCATCCCGGCAGGCCTTGCCCTCCTCGATGATTCCGAAGAGGTGCTCGAGCCCCACCTCAGCTTCCACCGCAACCTGGCCGAGCCCGGGGATGGCGGTCTTGGGCACGTCCCTGGGAGCATCAGTCGCCATTGCTGGACAACTCCAACGGCGCGGCCATGGGCCGGTCCGGCGAGATGGACCGCAGATGCCAGTAGCTGTTGGTGCTGCTCCCGAGGAGCGCAGGGGCCGCTCCCTTCTGACGGAATAGCTCTTCCTGGTCCGTCTGGTACTGTCGGGCGCGGAGGATGGCGCGCGTCAGGCTGGCGATCGCATCGAAGTCCCGCTCCTCCCGCTTCGCAGCCTGGCGCTCCAGCATCACCCACGTCATGGCAAGGTCGAGGGTGTCGTTCTCCACGGCCTCCCCGTCGAGGCGCACCCTCACGTTATCGGGGAAGAGGCCTCCCGGCTGTGTCAGGGCATTGGTGACCGCGCGCCGCGTCGCGTCCGCGCTATCGCCGGTCCGGTGCTGTGCCAACATACTCACGCGCCCCGCTGCAGCATCACCTTGCGCGCGTCGGCCGCGCTGCGAATGATCTTCGGGGCGGCGTCGAAGCGGGGGAGCGGCTCGTTCTGCTTGTCGGCCTTGATGCGGCGAATCATCAGATCGCGCGCCGTCTCGGCGCCGCTCTTCTTCGCCGGCATATCGTCGCGGCGGAAAGTCGTCTTGGTCGTCCTTCTCGTCCCGCCCCTGCACCAGCACCCCGGCCACCGCGTTGATGATGTCGTCGTGCCCGCCCGGCGGATGGTCGATGCTGTCGCGACCACCACGCGCCGTGCGGCGCTCCAGGTTGACGAGCTGCGAAATCAGGCGCGCGATATCCAGCAATTCGCACTGCCCGCTGTTCAGCACCGGCAGGAGGTCCCGGTACATGTCTGACTTCGGCTTCGGCGCGAGCTCGTAGGCAATACCGTGTTTGCGGAACTGCTCCCGCGGCCACTCGCCGGCATACCGGTCGCCCGTGACGCTGCGAATCCCGTAGGACTTCAGCAGCGTGGAGAACTCCTCCACGGTCTGCTCCGGGCTGAAGGGCGGCTTCGCCTCCCGCACGGCGTCCAAGACCGCGATCTGCTGTCCTGCGCCCACCGTCTCCCGATGCCCGATCGCGAGCGTCATGCTGTCGCTGGTACCACCCGAGGGGTCGACGAAGGCGTGGTAGGTCACGCCGGACATGCGCGGCAGCTCATGCCGCCCAGGAGGCACCCGGGCCTCCACCACCTCGCGGCTGACGAAGGCGGCAATGTCGGAGCGGAACTCGGCGCCATACTCGGCAGACGCCGCCTCAGGATCGTCCTCGAAGGCCTCTGCGATGATCTCCGGATCAATCCGCGGGTTCATCTCGGCCGTGGTGCCGCGCCACACCAGCACCCGTGCCCCATCTTGCCCGTAGTGCCGCTTCCACAGGTTGTAGAGCAGCCCGCGCTTGGCATAGGGCGAGGAGGCCATCAGCAGCATGGCGCCGGGAATGGTGCTCAGGCCCGGCCGGATGGCCGGGTTGGCGCTCTCGTCGCTGCGCCAGAAGGCGATCTCGTCCGCCAACACCGCGGCGAAGGTGTAGCCCCGGGTGACGCGGAAGCTGGCCGTGGCGATCTCGATGATCACCCGGTTGTCGAGCTCGATGAGCTCCGCCGTCTCGCGGCTTACCATGCCTTTCAGCATGCCGATGTCGTCGAGGGCGCCGCTAATGTAGCGGAAGATGGTCCGGGCCTGCTTCTGATTGGCAGCGATCACGGCAATCGTCGCGACCTCGCCCGGCGCCAGGTACTGCTCGTAGCTCCGGAAGGTGGCGAGGTAGGTCGCGATGAAGGCGATGATGCGGGACTTGCCCGCCCGTCGGCCGCAGACCAGCACCGCCTCCTTGCTAGCCGCCATGGGCAGCGCCAGGCGGCCCGTGTGGTGCCGGTAGAGGGCTTCCTGCGCCTCATCCATCGGCAGGCCGAAGAGCGCCGCCAGGAAGGCCTGCCACGGGCCCCAGCTATCGCCCTTGAAGTGCGGCCCGAAGAGGTTCGGATCCGCCATGGCCTCGCGGATGTTCACGCGCCGTAGCCTGCCATGTACTCGGAGAGCTTCGGCGGGGCGCTGCTAGCACCCTTCAACCCAAGCTGACGCAAGGTGCGCGTGTAGCTGTTGCTCCAGGCCAGGTAGGTGCGGCTGGCGTGCTCGCTCATCTCGCCATCTCGGAGGAACTGCAGGTCCATCAGCCGAATGCGGAGCGCGAGGTTTACAGCCTGATCGATCAGCGCGGATTGAGTGGGGGAGGGGCGCCCTCCGACATGGGCTATAAGCGCGGCGCGGCTGCGCTTCATGAAGCGGCGCTCAGCGCTTCGGCCATCCAGTCCGCTGATGTCGCTCGACTTGAATTCAGGGTTCATCGTGCGGCGAGCGGCGCCGCGCGCCCTTACCGGCAGCCGAGATGATCTGGAGGAAGACGTGACCGCGTGCTGATCTGCGTGTGATCCGGACATGAACGTAGGCATAGAAGTCGGCGAAAGCGTGCCGCAAGAGGCATTTTTGGCGTGTTTCTTTGTAAAAACATCCACTTAGCGTCCCTGTCCGGTTCCCTCTGTTCCCTTGTGGTTCAGCAACGGTGCTTGTATAAAACCCGTCAACCCTCGTTGACGGGACACAAACAGCATGACCGGCCGCTTCGTCTCGTACCTCCGGGTGTCCACCGACCGACAGGGCAAGAGCGGCCTCGGTCTGGAAGCGCAGCGGGAGAGCGTGGCCCGTTACCTCAACGGCGGTGACTGGACGCTGCTTGGGGAGTTCGTGGAGGTGGAGAGCGGCAAGCGCGATGACCGGCCACAGCTCGCCGTGGCGTTGGAGCGGTGCAAGCTGACTGGCGCCACGCTTGTCGTCGCGAAGCTGGATCGCCTGGCGCGCGATGCGCACTTCCTTCTTGGGCTGCAGAAGGCGGGTGTGGATTTCGTCGCTGCGGACATGCCGCACGCCAACAGGCTGACTGTCGGGATCATGGCCATGGTGGCCGAGGAAGAGGCGCGCATGATCTCCGCCCGAACTAAGGCAGCGCTCGCCGCGAAGAAGGCGCAGGGGCACAAGCTGGGCGGCTATCGGCCTGGCGCGCCGAAGGTGAATGGCGCTCTCGGCAGCGCAGCGAAGATGCAGAAGGCGGACGAGTTCGCCGCGGGTGTTGGGCCCATTGCTGTCGGGCTCCGTGCAGAAGGCCTCAGCCTCCGCGCGATTGCTGCAGCGCTGAAGGACCGTGGAATCCGGACGGCGCAAGGTGGCACCTGGACGGCAGCGGCCGTGCGCAACGTCCTGACGCGCGCTGCCTGATTGCCCAGAGGGGCGGAGCCAGCCTCTTCCTGCGCGGCGCGGAAGTACATCGGGGGTGGGTGTGCCGGATTTTATCGCAGACCTACTAACCCCTACGCCCATCCTCTCAGAACTGACCACAGGGGGCATAGGGGTAGGCATAGGGGCAAACTGCGTCGTCATAACCCACTGAAAAAGCGATGGAATGCCGGCGCCAAACCCTACGACCCCTATGACCCCTATGCCTTTCAACCGGACAGAAGAAATCGAGCAAGAATGGTGATATATGGCGGGTTGCGCTGCTCAGAACGGACAGAGTTGGCCGGGACTGCCGACGCTGAACCTGCTTACGATGCTCTCTCAGAGGGGATGTTTTCTGAGAGGAGCGAGAGCAGATGTCTGCGTGGCAGCCTATCCAGACGGCAGACACGTTGCTG